CGATAAACAGAAAAGTTTGGTTTATAAATGATACTAGTATTCAACCTAGTAATCTAAAAGAAAATGGTAGTATATTATTGTTACCATATTCTACAATTAATACATCAACTGGTGATTACATTATATTATCTGGTGAAGGAGCCTTTACCGTATATTATAAAGACATTTGATGAATCACATTTTATCTTTTTTTAAATAAGAATATTCATAATTCTTTATATACCTTTAGACCTACTGCACATATGAACCCCCCACCACTCATCCAACCTGAGTTTTTAACGAGGTTTGCTAGCTTGGGAGCCCATCCTCGCCGATACGAGACCGGAGTTTTTTAATGGTTAATATGTTGATTTTATAATTTTTTAGAATAAGCTTTAGCTTATTCGTAAAAAATATATTATAAAATCTACATATTCACTTCTTGCATTAAAAAATCTTCGAGCGAGGCAAGCTCCTAGCTAAACCTCTAAAACTTTTTGGGGGTGCGTGTTTTTGCCAAAACTTTTTTCTTTGCAAAAAGAAATAAGCATAATGTCTAATTTAGACATTGATCATTTTGTAGAATCTCTGAGAGATTCATACAATACCTACACCGATAAACCTTTAGGTTTTGAGACTATGGTATATGAATGTAAATGGAAGGGACTTCAAAAAGCCTTAACTAATGCATACGGTAGTTACTACTCTACTTTAATTTATGAGGGGAAATTTGACAAAATTATACCTGATTTAAAATTTTTAAAAGATGTGAATACACAGATAGGAGAGAATAAAACTTCCGAATATATCTTTATAACGATAAATCCTAAATCTGACATTTCATTTGAAATGTTTGAAGAAGTTATAAGTGGCAAAAAACAAAACTTAACTAATAAAAAATGGATGAAAGATTACATATATTGTTATGAACAACGGTCAGAAATAATAGATGAATATAAAGGTTATCATCTCCATATGGTACTTAAACGAAATGGTAAAAAAATGTTTGACATTAGAAAAGAGTTTAAGAATACTTTAAAAACAATAATGAATGTTGATAATCCTAATTGTCTCAACTTCAAAAATATACGTGATGAGCCTGATCTAAAAAGACGCATCAACTATATAACTAATTTTAAAGCCGATAGTGATAAGCATAAAAAACAATATAATGATGTCCATTTTAGAAAACACTATAATTTAAAAAGGTATTATACAACAAACGATCATTTTAATGAATATCTTAAAAATGAGTTAGATATATCTGTTAATGAGGATGAAATATCTGAAGACGAATATGACAGCGATTCTTCCCCCCCTTGTTAGAATCGCATAATTCCTTAGGACTCTGTAATAAACTGGAAGTTCGATGGCGGGAAACAAAACGGATTTATCCGTTTTGGTGGAGCCACACTTATTATTTTTTTCTGTACTATAAATAAAGTATGCCTTATAAAAAATCCTATGGTAAAAAAAGATATTCTCGGAAAGCTACCGTTTCTAAACGGGTAAAAGCTGCTCCGAGATCTATGGCTAAATTAGCCAAAACAATCAAAGCCATACAGCTCAAAGAGCAAGAAACAAACTATAAAACTATATCGACACCCATTGGATCGTTAAAACACGACTCAATTAATGAATTTACAATGTGGAGTTCATCAACATCAGTATTCCCCTCACAAGGAACCGGAGACGGTAACAGGGTAGGAGATAGAATATATCCTAAAGGAATACGGGTACGTATGTGTTTAGATGTTCCCTGGGATCGTAAGAATGTAAAAGTTAAGGCTTATTATTTGCCTTATAATTCAGATCAAGGATCCCCTAAAACTTATAATAATCTATTTCATAATGTAGTTGGTAATTCACGAGTGGATCCAATACAATTTAAGAGATGGAAAGGGATAAAGTATTTAGGAACATTTAAACCAAGAGATATGGAAGCGGGACCATTCTATACCTATCCTGGTAATGAAGGAGCCCCAAGTGCTAGTCATTTGTCATCAAATACTGCATCCATATATATTAATAAGTTTATACCGATAAACAGAAAAGTTTGGTTTATAAATGATACTAGTATTCAACCTAGTAATCTAAAAGAAAATGGTAGTATATTATT